GTCTCTACAATGATGAAGGAGATATTAAATCCTTTGCAGAGTGTACCAAGGAAGAACTTAGTCTTGCGATACAGGCTGCTCTTGAGCTTGGGGAGCGGGTTGATTTTCCGCTTCAATAGGATTACCATTCTCATCCACAGGCTTACCTGTAGTTTTGTCTACTTTAATCATCTTAGTTACTTTTTGATCTTTTGCTTGCTCTTCAATGTGAGCTTGCAAAGCAACAAGAGTAGTAAAGTGGTAAACATGTGGATCCTCTTGATTAGTCTTTTCTTTTACATCCTTGATCAATTGGTTAAAATGATCCTGATCTTTGTAAGGGAAAAAGTTAGTCAAGAACATGCTCAAGCGAGCAATGAATTCACCAGATACTTTGAGATCTACAGTGCAATCAAATGGAATAATTTCTACATCCACAATGTTGCTGTTAGTTTCTGTTACTGGTGCTTCTACTACAGGAGTTTCTTCTGTGTTGTTTTTTACTTTGGCCATAACTAAATAATTATTTATCACAAATTTATGATAAGTTCCGTAAACCTACAAGATGTAAAAGAAAAATTATATAAACTACTAGAGAATACAGCATGGGACGAAAGGCTTAGGACCTTTTTGCTAGGTTCAGAAATGGAAAAAGTCTTGGACACATTACTGAAAGAAGCAATGGATGGCAAGAGATTTACTCCTCCCATAAAGTATTTGTTTAGAGCATTTGAAACCTGTCCATTTGATAAAGTGGATGTGGTTATTATTGGGCAAGACCCATATCCCCAGCTAGATGTAGCTGATGGTATAGCATTTTCATGTAGCAGACAAGATAAGACCGAGGTCTCACTTAGATACATGTTTAATGCTATTAAGGATACCGTTCCTGTTGAACAACAGGATCCTAATCCTACAAATGATTTGAAGAGATGGGCAGACCAAGGTGTTCTGCTGTTGAATAGTGGATTTACTACCACTATTGGGAAACCAGGTACCCACCAGTTATTGTGGAGACCTTTCTTAGTATCTGTACTAGATGCTTTAGTATGGAATAAACCTAATATTACTTATGTCTTCTTAGGTAAGAAGGCACAAGAGTATATGGACCTTATTCCAGATAACAATTGTAAAATAGCAGTTAGTCATCCAGCTGCGGCAGGTTATACAGGTAGTAAAACCTGGGATTGTGATGACATGTTTAATAAAATAAATGATTGTCTTGCTCTACAAGGCAAACCTAAAATCATATGGTAATGACTGAAAAAACAATAATAAGTGATTTCCCTGAGTATATAACCAGGGTATTCTCACTAGATGAAATGGTAGACTATATGAAGAGTGATTATGATTGTCTTGATAGCCGTTCTAGGTTGTATAGTCATGTTTTTGTAAGGCAGACTTTTATGTATCTAGCCAAAAGACATGGTCATTCCTACAACCGTATTGGAATTGCTCTTGGATATAATCATCCTACCTGTTTACATGCATACAAAAGAGTAGAGGATTATCTTTACACAAAAGACCAAAGATTTCTTAGAACATTTGATGAAGTAGTCTCTAATTTTAACGCCCACTTAAAAAAGAAAGGAAATGAATATTTGGATACCACTATTAAAGGAAACAGGTCTGACTCCCAATCAGTTATATCTGATATGGTGTCTGGGTACTAAAACAAAACCGTTAAACATTAATGCTCATCCTGAGATTAAAGTTCTAAAGAATGAAGGTTTATGTGATGCTGATGGTGTACTATCTCCTGAGGGGTTGGCAATATTTGATTTAGTTCCTAAGTCTAAGGGAGCCATCAAGCCTGCAGTAGATGTTACCGATGAGCTCATAACAAAGTATCTAAATATCTTTCCTAAGGGTAAGCTTCCTAGTGGTAAGCAAGCTAGGGCAGACAAAAGAAATATTAAGGTCAATCTTGAATGGTTTTTTAAGACCTATAAGTATGACTGGGCTACAGTAATTAAGGCTACAGAACTCTATGTGGATGAGTATGAGAGAAAGAATTTTCTCTATATGAAAACATCACAGTACTTCATTAGTAAGATGAACCCTGATAGGTCTAGAGATTCTGAGCTAGCTAATTATTGTTCACAAATTATTACTGGTGATTATCAAGATGGTACCAATCATTTCTCAGAAAAAGTTGTTTGAGTAAAATTTTTTGGTTAGTTTTGAGCCTGCAGTACAATATGAGCACAAGGGTCTAAAGCCTTTGTGCTTTTTTATCTAAAAAACATGGAGACACCCACCCTCTGGAAAAGCCAGAAAGAAGCCTTTCAGCAATCTCTTGAATATATGAAAGGGAGAATGGATGGCAAGATTAAAAGTATTAAGACTCCGTGGACAAAGTTTAATGATGCAACTACAGATGGTATTGAATGGAGCTCACTCACTGTTATAGGAGGAAGACCTGGTGCCGGCAAAACCCTGATTAAGGATCAGATTATTAGGGAAGCATTTGACCGGAATGAAGGTGAAGAATTCAGAGTGTTGGAGTTTCAGTTTGAGATGCTAGCTAGAACTAGCGCAATCAGGGAGTACTCAAGTGTTATAGGCAGAACCTATAAATACTTGTGTAGTGCAGATGGAAAGCTTACCAATGAAGATTTGGTAAGGTGTTATGACTATGCTAAAAAAAGGATTGGGTATCCTATTGATGTAGTAGAAGAGCCTATTACAGTTAATGAGTTTAAAGAGCAAATAGCTTTGTATATGAAGAACCACATGGTGAAAACCGATGAAGGGTTTGAGTATACTAAAACTATTGTGAGTCTTGACCACTCATTGTTGCTGAAGAAGGCACCCTTTGAAAAGGATAAATATGATACCCTGTACAATCTAGGTGAAGCCATTACAGATTTAAAGAGGAAATATCCCATAGCGTTTATTATCCTTAGTCAGTTAAACCGTAGTATAGACAATCCTGAGAGAAATGAGGATGGTAAGTACGGCAATTACATTCTTGAGTCTGACATATTTGGATCAGATGCTCTATTGCAGCATGCTGATACTCTTATAGGACTCAATAGACCCGGTAAGCAGAAGATTAGATTCTATGGCCCGGATAGATATGTAATTGAGAATGACAGAATCTTGGTTATGCACTTTCTTAAGTGCAGGAATGGTGACAATCGCATGAGCTTTTTTAAAGCAGAGTTTGAGAAAATGAAAGTAACTGAGATGGATACACCACCTCAGCAAGAAAGAAGAATTTCTAATAAGTAACAAATGAGTATAAGTACAAAACCAGAGATGACAAGTAAAGAGAAGATTACTCTGCTCAGAGAGAAACATCAGTTTATTTTTGAGAGCATGAGTAATCCTAATGCCCTATTCTTTCCTAAGATGGCCTATAGACCACACGGGAAAGATGAATTGTATATCAGTTTCTTTGCAAATGAACTGAAGAGAGAAGGTGATATCTATACTGAGTTTGTCAGTAGAGATTATGTCTCTGAAGATAGCAACAGAACACTGTGGATGTGGAGATATAATCCACATTGGGAAGAAGAATATGAAACTACAGAGCCTAATGATTTGGGTCATGTAAGATATCTTGTTCCTGTAAGTGAATTAGTAAAGGTTAATTTACCTAAGGAGAAGGCTCCAGTTGATCCATTTTTGTCTTTTGGTGATGAGCTGGTAGAAGATGGAGGTCTTGATGAAATGACAATTAGAGACTTTGCTACTATTATGACTGGCAGAGCTCTTAGTACTAAACCTTGGTTAAACAACCTTATAACAGGAAAATGAGTGAGATAATACTGCCAATGACTAAAGTTTCTGCTGAAACTAAAAGTCCAAAGAATCTCATTATCTTTTCCAAACCAAAAGTTGGTAAGACCACACTTCTATCTCAGTTAGAGAATTGCCTCATTTTAGATGTAGAAGATGGGTCTGATTATGTAGATGCTATTAAGTTAAAAGCAAGATCTATTGATGATATCCGTGCCATTGGTAAAGCTATCAAGGAGGCCGGTAATCCTTACAAGTATGTTGCTGTTGATACTATTACAGCTTTAGAAGAAATGTGTATTCCTTATGCTGAGGAACTATACTCCA